TTCTTAGCTTCAGTCTTCTTAGCTGCTGGCTTCTTAGCTTCAGTCTTCTTAGCTGCTGGCTTCTTAGCTTCAGTCTTCTTAGCTGCTGGCTTCTTAGCTTCAGTCTTCTTAGCTTCAGTCTTCTTAGCTTCAGTCTTCTTAGCTTCAGTCTTCTTAGCTGTGACCTTCTTCTTAGCTGTGGCCTTTTTCTTAACTGCTGGCTTCTTCTTCTCTTCTGCGTTAGCTGTCAACTCACCCTTAGCGTTAAACATAGGTGTCTTGCGCTTGGCTGCGGCTTCCTTAAGTTCTTTTAAGAGTGCTTTTTGCTGCTTCTTTATAGATTTAGTGGTTTGTTTACTGCCATTTTGTTGGGCTTCAAAAAGGCGTTGTCTCCCACTGGGGTCTCTACTGTTCTTTGGTATGGGCATTTTACTGTTCACCTTGTCCTTGTTTCATCACGCCTTGTGCAATCGGCCCTGCGGCTTTCTCAGCCATTGAGGACATCATTTGTTGCATCTGCTGTTGTTGAGCTTGCTGTTGTTCTGCTTGCTTCTGTTCAGGTGATTTAACTAAACCGTTAGTATCAATACCTAAAGAAGCTCCAAGTCGGTCAATGTAGTCATCAACATTTAACTCACGCGCTATAACTTCGTTGCCTAAAGGCTGTAAGAACTGAAGTAACTGTGCAAGTTTATTGAGGTCTTGACCACGACCTAAAGCTTCCATACCAGTAACGATCTGAGGCTTAAGGGTGTTGCTAGGGAACTTAGGCATCTTGCCACTCTTCTCCATACGGGAGAGTAGTAAGGTCACTAAGGGGTACTGGAACTCTTGGGAGAGTATGGAGTACACACCGCCTAATGCTGACTCAAGTTCTTGAGCCATGTAGCGCACTTCTTCTGCTGTCACTCGTTCTGCTTTACGCTGAACTGAGCTGTTCATAAGGAAGCTAAAGGCAAGTCTTTCAGTAATCTCACGGGCTGTGTCTTGTGCTACACGGAGGTCATTAAACTTCTGAAGCTGTAGTACAGAAACATCGTTAGCATCACCAGCAGCTATGCCACCGTTAGGTGTTTGAGCAATGACTTTGGCCTTAGTAGTACCATTAGGTCGTACCAGAAATAGCACCTTAGCTGCGGCTGCTGAACCTTCAACAATAGCTTTTGTTAGAGTCTCTAGTGAACTTAAGTCACCTATAAACTCTTCGACATAGCCGCGACCATAAGACTCGCCATCAATACGTACCATACGAAGGGACATAAAGGGTGATTTATCCAGTGGGAAAGAACCCTGAGAACTTGGGACAATCTGACCTTCAACTTCTTGGTGTACTTCCCATTTCTTCCCAACACGTTTGACATTTGTATATAGATCAACAGACTTAAGCTGTGCCTCTTTATTATCTGGTTTAGTTAATAGCTCTTGGACTTCTTTAGGAAGCACCATAGGACTTACGGTTTCTTTGGTAATAATCTCTAGGACATTACCCATTGCGTCACGTTGACAAACGTAACGGTCTAAACGAAATACACGAACACCACCATCTTTAGGCATGTGGACTAACACATTACCCGAAACTATGAGTTGTTTAAGTGCCTCGAAAACTGGCACACGGACTGCCGTTGCTTCTACTTCTTGCATAGCAGCGCGTTCAATACGTGCTAGTGCTTCTTCTACTTTACCTCGCGCACCTTCACCACCAGCTAGACTCTGAAGATCAAAGTCATCAATAGTCAAGCGGAAGAAAGGGGCGTTAGGTGGAAGTAGGGTCATCAATAACTTAGAACTTAGGTTATTAACTCCACGCGCACCAATGGATTGGAAAGGCGTAGAATAGTAAGAAGAACCAGAGTGACCTTCAGGGGGCATTAGCGTAGGTATTGTTAATACGGCTGCTTCCCTTGCCCTGTGTAGAAAGGGTGTTCGGTCACTTTCGAGTTGTGTGTATCGTTTAGCGGCTGCTCCTGTAGTTGGTAGCATAGGCTATTCATTCTCTTGTGTTATGTAATAATATTTAAACCGCTATAACCACTGCCGCCAACACCAACACCTTTGTTAGTGAGCTTTCGTTTACCTAAACGCTTTTTGTTATTTTTAACAGCAAGCATATTTTTAAGGTTACTGGGTTGAACTGAAGCACTAGCTGGGCCACCACCTGACGAAGCAGTCTCTTGGCTTGCACCACCTGATTTACCACCTGCTGAGTTATCAACAGTTAAGGCAGGTTTACGGCCTTGGTATTTACCACCGTAAGCATTAGGTTGTGGGCCACCACGTCCTCTAGTACCGAACTGAAGTAAGCTTTCAACAGGCTTGTGCTTCTCACCTGTAGAGAGTGACTTCCAAATACCTTTAAAACTTGTATCTTTGTCTAAGGTAGCTGCTTGCTGACGCGAGAGTTCTTTAAGACCTGCCGCACCCGTCTTACCTTCACGCGCTAGTTTAACTAACGCAGGGTTTGTCTTAGAGTTCACAACACCTTTAATCTGCTTACCTTGTGAGTCAGTGAAGTTAGAACGGGCTACACCGATACCTTTAGCTCTTTGGCTTGCTGTGTGTTTAGCACCTGCTACTTTATTTTTAGCTATGGAGTCTTTGGTAGGTGTGACCCACTTGTGGATTATGTCTAAAGGGTTTTTTGCTTTCTTTTTTCCACCACCACCGCCACCGCCGCCACCGCTTTTATTACCGTTAGCTGCTCCACACATTAGCGACCACCTCCGTTGCTAGGAATATTTAAGTTAGGTGAGGCTGTCCCACCAACATTAAGTCCTGTAGTGCTTTTCTTACGTAAATTACGTACACCTCGTTTGCCTTTTGACATACGTTTCCTTGCACTAGAAGGTGTCTGCTCCATATCTGATAAGTCCAAACGTGCTGGGGCTTTAGCAGGTGCAGGTGCTGTAGGTGCAGGTTTAGGTGAACTATTAAATAAACACATATTGGTTTATTCCTCTTGGTTAAAATCGTCTTCGGATAGCTCTGCAAGCTTCTTAATGACACTACGCTGACCCTGAAGATACCGAAGTTCTTCAAGGCCAATGTTGCTGGTGGGCAGAGTGTCAGGGAATAGCCTGTCGAGAGTTGCAATGAGTCCTTGAGATATACCCAAAGAATTGCCAAGTATGTTGTTTCTCATAAGGGGCTTTACTGTAACGGTACGTTAATGGATGATCGCTGCATTTAGCGTTAGTTTTCGTATCCTTCAATTTCTTCTATGTCTTCCTCATACATAATAAGAGCCTCTTCAAACCCATCCCACATATCGACCCCGCAGTACATTAAGCACTCAAGCAGGTGTGAGTCTTTTTGAATAGTATTAAAATACTCTTCGTCCACTTCTATTTTCATTGGCTTGGTTCCTTTTTCACTTTGCAGTTTTAGGGCTAAACTTCGTACCTGTCCTTTCATTTCACACGTCTTCCCATACAGTACCCCTTTGATACAGTTGAATTGCTGTGTTTAAGTCGCAATTAAAACCTTCCATTATTTCTTCAAAAGCAATCATAAACATCATTTTCTACAGTCCCAATCTTCTTCTTTACATGCACTTGAGAGGCCGCGTTTAATACGGTCTTTAGGCCGTGTGTCCTCACCAAGCGGGACAGGAGACTTATTAAATAAAGCCTCCCACCCTGCGTCATAGGAGTCAGTCTTAGCTTTTGTACGAATGGGTAAACCAGTTACATCACTTGTTGCTGTTGGCATGGTGCTAACTCCTATTTAGTTTTTTAAACCAGATCGACAATCTCACAGGAACCACCAGAACACGCGAATGTCTGAGAGCCTACTGTGGTGTCTTCTTGCTCATAATCAGCAAGCCTTGCCCAATCAATAGCGTCAGGCATAAGAGCTAAGAACTCTTCATATCTTTCCTGTTCACACTGTTGGTAAGGGGCTTGCTGGTAGATATGTTCAGAGTACGGAAGGAACGATACCCCTGACATTTCATCAAAGTTTTCGTACACATACGCACCTACTGCAATCCACTCATCTGCAAGAACATTAATGGTTACTGAGGGTTTGTGTTCACACCAATGACGTTGATAAGCTAACCAAGTGTCTAGCTGTTCAATGGCTGTGGTGTTTTCTGTCAACACTGCTTGTGCTGGGGACTTCTGAGGAAAGCTAAACACGACTGTAGTGTCTGGCTGGTGGACGCAAGGTTCCCAAGGAATCCCTTGGTCTTTCATAAACTCAGTCAAGGGGTCATTGTATGCACCACGGACAGTACGAATGTAATACTCGCTGTGACGTGCATGGATTCCACTAGCAGAGTTAACAAGTTGGGATACTGTTCCTGACGGTTTTACAGCAGTGATTGCCGTAGATACTGCGACACCTAACTTAGCTGCCCACTGAGCATTTACTTCCACTGAGACAGCGCGAAGACGCTCTAGTAGCCCCTGAAGGTCAGGGTTAGCCGTGGTGGTTAAGGGGTTGTCCATAATGCCTGTAAGGGATACACCTAGAAGACGTTCCTCGTTGGTGTTCTCTTCCCAAATCTTACGGAGGTATGGGAACTTAGTGTAGGTAGACTGTAGTGTCCCAAGGATGGTTGCTATAGCTACTTTACGTTCTAAGTCTTGTTCAGTGTCAGTAGATCGAATGACTACTTCGGAGAGGTTACAGAACTGGTATGGGCGTAATTTCATCTCGCTGCAAGGGTGCGTCCCGAACTCATATCTGGCATCATGTCGACCGTTCTTAGCAGCTTGAGCCTTAGCAGCTTGGCGGTTAAAGATACCACGCTCACCTGTTCCTGACTCAACAAGA